TCAGAAGTGAACCAAGTGGCAACACCTCAGGCTGGATTGACCATAGATTGTGTTACCTTGGGAGATTTCTTTGATAATCTGCAAAAAGGCATGAACCTACAACAGGGTCAGCTGAACAATGATGGTATACAAAGAATTACATACAATTTCGTTTATCCAAGCGCATGGCGAAATTGGAAGATACGTCCTGCTGACACAGACAAGCACGTTAGCAGAAACAGTGGCATGGATTCAACTGGTCATTGGTTCACCAATGGTACCACGATCAAGATCAACAAGGGTCAGGCCATAGAAAGCATAGTAAATTATGCGGTATATCTCTGCCAAGAAGCTCAAGATTGGATCACAGGAAAGTCTACTCCAGGTGCTGGTAACCAACAAGAACACGGCATCATAGGTTATGTGACGGTATACGGTTCAACCAAGATCACAGGCTTTGATGTGACAACTAGGAACTATACCAGAGAAGTTACCTATACCATGTTCCGCACAGAAACCCTCAAGTCATATGTTGACATGCAAAGCGCAATAGATGCACAGAAGCCTACTACTCAAGAGGCCAAGCTGAGGTTCCTAGTGCAGAACAACAGATTGGTCAAGCGTTATGATTACATCTATACTGGGTTGAACACAGAGGTTCTTACGTTTGATTTTAAGATGAACATGACTTGGGCTTTTCAGCAACCAACGTGGAACCAAGGAAATAGCTACGGCCAATATGCACAAGGTGCACTCAGTAAGACAGATAGCCAGATGTGGAATAAGGAAAAAGGCACTCAGCCCCAGGACAAGACAGGAGCTGCATCTGGACAGGCACAGAATCTAGACAAGACATCCCCTGGTAATAACGATCTCGGATTACCTCAGACTGGCGGCAGCAGGCAGGCCATAGAACAGGCGATTGCCAACGGACAGATCAATCCAACTAGAACCATAAATGGTGCTCCAACATCCAGCTCGCCTGCAACTGCTGCTGATAACATAGTGAAATTTAATCAGAGCACTGGACAGCTAGCATTGACCGCAGCTCAAGCCAAAAACCCTGCTCTTAATCAGCTGGCCAATACTGTGAACAATTATATAGATAGCCGCACGGCTCAATTGGCCACTGCATATGTGGAAGATACCAATGTCAATACTGCTATCTTGAACAACCCGCCCTTGCCTCTGATTGCTATTTTTGATCCTAAACCTTCTCTACAGAATGCTCAACAGAACTCCGACCAGACCAAGACTACTTCAGATCCTAATGCCCAGTCATTTGCCAATGGCACTGGGTTTGTTGGAGCTATCTTTGGCAATATCTTTAGCAATGTGCAGAAAGAATTCCAGATGATTGAACTGGGAATCAGAGGGGATCCATGGTGGTTGGCCCAAAGCAATATCAAGCTCAATAGCCTTGCTGTGCAGCTTACCAACAACCCAAATGCGGGCACAGGTAGCACAGCAGAACAGGCTTCATATCTGGGAGGCGACAACTGCTTCTTGCTAGAAATGCGAGTTGGTGTGGTCATAGACGAGGACACTGGTTTGGCAAAGAGTGATAACCAAGGTGCTGACTTTTTCACAGGTATATACATGGTCGTGGAAACTACCAACATATTTAAGGAAGGTAAGTTCACTCAGACGCTTAAGGCTCAGAAAGACGTGTTGTCTCAAAATCCAATCAGCACAGCCAAAGAAGGTCAGAAGTCCACAGCCGGTAATGCTCCGGCGGATCCTGTTCAAAATTTTGAACAAGCTAGTGGCTATGCCTTTGGTGCATGAGCATAAATTTACTGTATCGAGGAAGTAACAAATGGTCTTACCAACGAGGACAGTTGACAGCCCGGACGCATATGATCTATCGCCAGATGGTCGTGCTACCCAGCTAAACGGAATATATGTTGGATTTGTCAAAGCAGTTGATGATACCACCCGCATGGGCAGGATCAAGGTTTGGATTCCAGAAGTAAGTGGCGACCCCTTAGATCCTGATCAATGGTTTATCTGCAGCTATTCTAGCCCCTTTGCAGGCGCTACCAGCGTTTATGATAACACATCTGGACCTACATGGCGCAACACGCAGCGCAGCTATGGATTTTGGTTCGTACCGCCGGATCTTGAGAACGAGGTAGTGTGTTGTTTCATCAACGGCGATCCAGGTCGAGGCATATGGTTTGGATGTCTGTATCAACAGAACATGAATCACATGGTACCTGGCATACCAGGTGACAGTGGCAGCAATGGACTACCTGTAGCGGAATATAATAAGATCCGCACTGATATTTCTGTCAGTACTGCCAACGGACCGGTATATTCTCCGCTTGCTGATCAGCTCAAGGTGCAGGGACTGGACCAGGATGCGGCAAGAGGTATAACCACTGCAGGTGCCCGTAGAGATCAGCCCATCAACGCAGCATTTGGTATTCTAACACCAGGTGGTAATCAATTTGTTATCGATGACAATCTTGACGAAAAGTACATAAGGCTGAGAACCCAACAGGGCACGCAGATCATCATAAATGATACCGAAGGTTTTATCTACATGATTACCCGCGATGGCAACAGCTGGATGGAGCTGGGTGTCAACGGCGCCATCAACGTTTATGGCAGCAGCGATATCAGCGTGCGCAGCCAAGGTACGTTGAACCTGCATGCAGATTTAGATGTCAACATTGAAGCTGGTCGTAGCATCTTTGTCAAAGCTAGAGGTGAAGTAAGCAGCATACTCAATAATGCCAATCCTCCAGACAATCCAAACAGTGGTGCCATAATCAAGGCTGAAACATCAAACAATGCACAGGTTCCGGCCATTGCTGTGAGTGATACTCAGGTGATGGTTACCGCGCCGACCACCGGCATCACTGGTACCTTTGTTCCTGGCATGGACATCACTGGCATCCCGTGGAGCAATCCAAGCACCAGCAATGCAGCACCAACTACGCCTGTGGCAAGCAACACCAATGCCGCAGCTGGTAGCGGCGCACCTGTGGTGGTTGTAGGCGATAATATAGCAGGAGGCGTGGGAACTGGCATAGCTGCAGCATATCCTGGTACCATAACCAATAACAGCAGCAGTGCTACTACAGCCGATGTGTTGAATACTGTAACTAACAATGCTTCATTGCAGAATCCGCAGTATGCTGTGATATCTGTCGGTGGTAACGATTACAATGATGGTCAAGGCACACCGGGTGTGACTACCACGAATCTGCAGAACATTCGCAGCACAGTAAATGCACAACATTACATCTGGGTGATACCTGATAGCCCAGATGCACATGCTACTGTATATGGCTTTGCAGCTGGCAACGGTGATGACACACAAAACATTGTTTTTAACAGCGATGGTACCGTTGATTATGCTACCATGACGCAAAACATTCAGGGCAATATTGGACAGATAGTAACCCCCACACCACCGGCGAACACGACCAGCACACAGAGCACAGCAACCAATACAACACCTAAAGCCACCTTGGGCGATGTCACTACCAATCAAGACGGCAGCATGACCTATCTACATATAACATTTGCTCCTGGCAACCAGTCCATGATCAGCAATGCCAGCACCATAATTGGTACTTTGCAAAATGAAACAACCAACAACCCAATCACAGTGACCAATAACAATACCACCCAAGCTGGTGTGGTGATGATCAATGCCCACCTTGACATGCATCTTACAAGCGACCGAGACATGTACATCCAGAGCACTGGTTTGATGGCACGTACAGCTCAAACCAACATGTTTGATTATGCATATGGCAGTTATGATCTTGCTGTTGGTGGATATCTCACCATGCAAAGCAACGGCTTGCTCAGCATTGGAACGAACAATAACATAGTGATGGGTGCATCTCGCATAGATCTCAATGGTCCTGCACCAAGCGCTGCCAAAGCAGCACCACCTGCACTTGTTCCGATAGACAGCCAGCAGAAAGACACAGTCGTAACTGCACCTGCACAGTTGACATTTACTCTGCGCAACACCATAGTGAGCCAATTGCCGGCACATGAGCCTTTCCAAGGACATGCAGCTACGGCGCAGGGTTTCAACGGTCACGTTGAAACAGGCAGCAGCACAGATCCATATACAGGTCAGCCTCTGTTGCCAGGTCAGGTGTTGGGTACTCAGAGCAAACCTCTTGATCTCAAAGGAGCTCCAAACAGCAGCAGTCCTCCAGGAAATTACAAAGGCGAAAGCTATGATCAAAAAGGTCAACCGCAATACAGCTATCAAGGAGCTGCTAAAGATCAGCAGGCGGCTGGTAGCTTGCGCACCAGCCAAGCAGGTGCCGAATTCATAGCCAAGTTTGAAGGCAAGAAATCACAGACCTATCTGGACAGCGCAGGATTACCTACCATAGGAATCGGACACTTGTTGCTGCCCGATGAGAAGGCAGGTAACTACGTCACCATCAACGGCCAAAAGCGTCCTCTAACATCACCTCTTAGCGAGACTGAGATATTTGATTTGTTTAAGCAGGACCTTGCACCGCGCGAAGCCAAGGTACAAAAAGCCATCACCGTCAACATCAGCCAAACTCAGTTTGATATGTTGGTTAGCTTTACCTACAACATTGGTAACTGCAACAGCCTAGCTGCAATCATTAACACAGGCAGTTTTGATGTTACGGAAAAATGGATGAGCTACTGCCATGCTGCAGGTAAGGTGATACCTGGGCTGCAGAATCGTAGGCGAGCTGAATGTACCAATTTCTGCGGTGGTAACCCCATCAACAGCGGCGGCGCGTAACAAAAATACGCCGTTAAATCATGGCTAAATATCATGATAATAAAAGGTACTCTGCAGACTCATGGCCATCATTGCTCCTACCAAGGTATTCTACGGGTTCAGCACGCTGGATACAAATGCTAAGAATCAAGCATTTGCCGACGTTCCTCTGATTGATCGCGATCTTTACAATCATTTTAATACCCTACCTGGCGAACGAGTGATGATGCCAACTTACGGATGCAAGATCTGGGACATGCTGTTTGAACCTTTTGATGAGGCATTGATCGAAGCTGTGACAGCCGAGGCTACTCGCATAGTGAACACAGAGACAAGGGTGATCTTGCAAGGTATCACAGTGACGCAGATCAACCAAGGCCTGTTGGTGCAGATGACGCTGTTCTATCAACCTTACGGAGTGGTGAATTCTTTTAGTGTCCAATTTGACCAAGACGCAGTAAACTTAGATAAGATTTCGTGATGAGGGAATAGGATGGCAGTAAGTCAACAACAACGTCAGAAGCAGCTGTTCGCAGCAGAAGATTGGCAGGTCATCTATCAGGCATTTACCCAGGTAAACTTCAACGCCTATGACTTTCCAACCATACGCACTGCTATGGTAGAATACATTCGCCTCAACTATCCGGAAGATTTCAACGATTGGACTGAAAGCAGCGAATTCGTAGCAATCATTGACCTGTTGGCCTATCTGGGTCAAAGCTTGGCATTCAGGATGGATCTCAATACACGCGAGAACTTCCTTGATACTGCACAGCGTCGTGACAGCATCTTCCGTCTTGCTCGCATGCTCAACTATCAACCTCAACGCAGCATACCAAGCGCGGGCATACTCAAGGTTTCACAGATAGTAAGCAATGAGGACATCTACGACGCCAATGGTCTGAATCTCAAGAACACTCCTATCAATTGGAATGATCAGAACAATCCGGACTGGCAAGAGCAATTTACCTTGGTGCTGAATGCATCTCTAAACAGCACCAATTACTTTGGTAATCCTGCCAAGAGTGGCGTAGTCAACAACATACCAACTGAACTATATGCTCTAAACAACACAGCCATACCTACCAGCGTTGTTCCATTCACAGCCGTAGTAGGCGGCAACAACATGAACTTTGAGCTGGCCAATCCAGACTTCAACGGAGCAACTGGTGGTAATGCCACCGTGCTTGGTACTACTGGTTATTTCTTTGAAAGAGATCCTAATCCAATCAACAGCTGGTACATCATATATCAGAACGATGGCAATGGTTATGACAGTGCAAACACGGGCTTCTTCCTGTTCTTCAAACAGGGAACCATGGGATTCTCTGATTACCAATTGGATCTACCAATAGCCAATCGTGTTATAGATGTCAATGTCAGCGGCATCAACCAAACAGACGTTTGGGTACAGAACATCAACACAGCAGGCCTTGTCACAGCCAACTGGACTCAGGTACCAAGCGTCAATGGCTTTAACGTTATCTACAACAGCATCAACAACAGCATTCGCAATATCTACAGCATCATCACTCGCGATTTCAATGGTGCTGACCAGATTAGCTTGAGATTCGCCGATGGTAACTTTGGTACTGTTCCGGTCGGTTTGCTCAGAGTTTGGTATCGTGTGAGCAATGGTCTTCAGTACCAGATACGTCCCACGGACATGACCAATCTCAAGTTCAACTTCAGCTACAATGACAATCTGTTCAACACATACAGCGTGGCGTTCAATACCAATCTACAATACACGGTTGCCAACAGCCAGACTACGCAGAGCAATCAGCAGATACAGCTGGCAGCCGAACAGGTATATTACACACAAGACCGCATGGTCAACGGTGAAGATTATAATCTATTTCCGCTGCAGAGCAGCCAGGCTCTGAAGGTAAAGGCACTTAATCGCACCTACAGCGGACAGAGCAGATACCTGGACATCAATGATCCCACAGGGACATATCAGAATATCAACGTGTTTGGTACAGATGGTATCCTGTACGAAGAATACGATTTGAATGCACAAGAAGTTGTGATTAACATTGGCACTCCAAATGCTGTTTACGTTATAGACAACATCCAGCCAATGATTGATGGCGGTAGCAACACCACCTTTGCAGAAGCTGCGTTGGAATTGCAAAACTTTTTCTACAAGAATTATCCAGTATACACCAGTCCATATGCATACTGGAATCTTGTCACAGCCAACACAGGAAGCTGCACTGGCAGCATAGACATCTTTGGTAAGGCACAGCGACTTGGACAAGACGCTACAGCAGGTTCTGGGGAATCCTTTATCGCTGCTGGCAGCCTGCTGAAATTTAACCTTGCAGATAATACCAAGGTATGGAGCAGTGTAGTCAGTGTGGTTGGTGATGGCACTGGCATATCAAATTCAGGTATATTGGCGACAGGTCTCGGGGCAGTAACGCTGGCTTCTGTGATACCAGACCAAACTACATTAGTTGGCATATTTGCTCCTTGGGAGACTACTCTTACCAGTAATGAACAATCGGCTATAGCTGCAGCTATGAATTACAAGCAGACATTTGGAATTGGCTATTCACCATTGTATCAGACGTGGTATGTCATCACCAATCCAAATCTCGCAACTGGACAGGATTTTAGCCTTCAGAATGCACAGGACCAATCGGGTACTAATGCAGATGCAAGCTGGTTGCTTAAAGTCATATACAACACAAACAGCTGGATCATACAGAGCAGAGCAGAGAGATACGTGTTTGAAAGCGTTGACCAAGTGCGGTTCTTCTTCAGTAACAGTGAAAAGACCTTAGACACAAGCACAGGTAAAGTTCTCTATGACAGCATCAGTGTGCTTGGAGTGAATCCACAGCCGTTACCCCCTGCTCCAGCGCCTGCGTTAGGCAAGGATTATCTATGGCAGATATATGGTCAAGAGATATATGCAGATGGATATGCCGACCCTACCAGCGTGCGAGTAACGTTCTGGAGCAGCCAAGATCCGCCGCTACCAGACAATCCAGATGAATTTGTATACATCGTTAATCCTGATGTATCTCCACCGCCAAAATATGTGTTTTGGGTGAGATATACCAGCAGCGAAGGTTATCAATACTATCAACCTATCAACATATCTGACAACAGGATTTACAGCACGCCGAGCACAGTGCCTACACCTCCCAGTGGAAATTGGATAGAAGGAGAGGTTGCATTTATCATTTCAACACAGGCATTTGTGCAATACGTTAATGGATCATTGGTGGATGTTACAGCGGATTACAAGGTGCGCATAGGTAGAAACAACATCAGCTTCCTCTGGCAGCATTATGCAACTTATGATCAGCGCATCAATCCTGCTGTGATGAACATCATCGACATCTACATACTGACAGCAACATATAATGCAGATCTACGCAACTGGATAGCCATAGGCGGCAGTGCTGACACTGAACCAACTCCTCCCACCATCAGTGATCTCAACAGCACATTTGCGTATTTTGAACAGTACAAGATGATGACTGATCAGATCGTGTGGCACCCTGTGACATACCAGTTGCTGTTTGGTCCACAGGCTCAACCAGAATATCAAGTGATATTCAAAGTGGTCAAGGTACCAGGAACCAGCTACAGCGATAACGAAGTAAAGAGCTTGGTCAAACAGCAGATAGATACGTATTTTAGCCTTACTAACTGGGACTTTGGTCAGAATTTCTACTTCACTGAGATGGCAACATTCATTCAGATGAACTTGGCTACTATAGTGGCTACCATAGTGATGGTTCCTACAAACGGCAGTGCAAAGTTTGGCGATTTATTTGAGATCATAGCTAATCCGGATCAGATCTTTATTAGCTGTGCAACAGTGCAAAACATAGTGATAGTTGGTAGCCTAACAGAGGCACAACTGGGGATAAACAATGGTTGAGAAGCGGCGGGTAATAACTCTACTTCCTGGAGTAAATCAAACTGAGACTTTGACCAAATTCTTCGCTGCTACGGTCGATCATATGTTTCAACCGGAAAGCGTGGAGTTTCTCAGTGGATACATAGGTACTAAACCTGTTTATTACAATGCGCGGACAGATTATTACATAGGCGAACCTACCAAGAGCAGGTCTGATTACCAGCTGCCTGTGACTGCTATCAGCAACAACACCTATAGTGGTGTGGCCACAAACATCATGTTTTATCATGATTATGTTAATAGTCTCCAGTTCCAAGGCGCCATCACCACTAATCAAAGCAGGTTGTTTGAGCAGGAGTACTATAGCTGGTCACCTCCTGTCGATATAGACAAGCTGATTAACTATACAAAGTATTACTGGGTACCAACTGGTCCGGCACCAATACTGTTGCTATCAAAGACTGATCTTTTGGCTGATGCAGTTGGCAAAACTCAATTCGTTTATGATGGTGTTTATCAGGTATCTAACGGCAATATAGTCACGGGTCAACTGAAGTTTAGTACAGGCTTGGTAATCACTCCAACTGATGATGCTACTAGTTCTATAAACAACGTACCGTACATCATCAACAACGTTGGTCGTGCAATAGAGCTACTGCCGTTGATAGGTTTCGTAGATCCAAACTGGGACAATCGAGGATGGGATACAGAGGGTTGGGATGGCAATCCTGATATCTATCAGAAAGATTACATCACGATTGCTAGATGTCTAAATCCAAGCAATCAATGGAGCGCTAATAATCGCTGGTTCCACGAAGACGTGTTGCTGGCTAGCGGTACTGGTTCATTCCCACCATATCAAAGCCGTGCAGCTCGACCAATAATTGAATTCCAAGCTGGACTTCAATTGTATAATAGCGGTTGGCGAGGAAGACCAAATGCTACATTGATATGTTCAAACATACCAGATGTTCTAGGCACGATAGTTGGACAGTCTCGCTACGTGATAAATGGGGTAGAACTGGCCGATGGCCAGACTATATTGGTCACAGGCGATACAGATCCGCAGGTCAATAATCGGGTATATCTAGTAGGAGGCCTGTCCAACCTTGGGGTGATAACCCTCACCGAAGTTGGCGGACCGCCAATATTGGGAGATTCAATATTGGTGTTGCTAGGCACCCTATCAGTAGATGGGATTAGCTACACAGCTAACGTTCAATATTGGTATGATGGCACTTCTTGGCTAGTGGCTCAACAGAAAAAACTTTACTCTGGACCACTGTTTGCATTGTTTGATTACGATGGCAATTATCTATCAGATCCTAGCGTCTATCCAAACAGCAACTTCAACGGTAATCCAATCTTCACCTATGCTATAGACGGTTATGCTGCTACAGATGTTGAACTTGGTTTTGCTCCACTACTTGATCAGTTTGGTGATTATGTGTTTGAAAACGCTATCGTTACCAAGACATACGTGTATCAATACAACACTGCCACTACACAACCCATAGAAGGCTTCTTGTATTATAAGGACAATTCCGGCGCAGTACCTCAGTATAACAACGAATGGTACAGGTCTCCAGAACCAAGCAGGCAATACATCGTCAATGATTTCACGGTATATCTGCCAACAGCTAGTTTTACCATTGATCAGGTCCCTGATCCTCATCCTGGATTCTTGCCCAGCATATATGTTACGCTGATTCAAGATCAAAGTGGTACGCTGTTAATCAACGGAGTGGATTACACAGTATCTGGTAACACCGTTACCTTGACCGTAGCAGCAACTGCTGGACAGAGAGTTTTGATACGTAGCTGGAGCAGGAACGCACCAATTCATCTAACCGGCTATTACGAATTACCTCCAAATCTCACTGCTAATGCCGATAACCAACAGGTAACGACCATAAGCCAAAGCCAGTTTGCTCAACAATTTGAAACCATCATATTGAACCAACCTGGTTTGATCGGTTCTCCTCTTAGCAGCAACAACTATCGAGATACGCCTCAGATACTTGGACTTGGACAATACATCCTGCAGCACAAAGCGCCGCTGATCAAACCAATGATATTGAGCAGCGGAAACATCACGGTTGGTATCAACACTGTGATGAACAACACAGAGCCGATGCAGGCCATGCAGTTTGCGCAGAATCAATATACCAGATTCTACAACAGGTTCATACAGGCACTGTTTAATCTCAGTGCTAACGGTTACACTGCTACCCAGAGCCCAGAAACATGGGTCACCACAGCACTTACTCAGATCAATCTCGGCAAGAGTCCAAATAGCCCATGGGCTAACAGTGGTATAGACGGGCCTCAGGCTGGCTATACATATCTACGTAGCACAAGCCCAACATATGTGCCTCCCACCGGTACCAGACTGGGTGTGACTAAGGCATACTATCCTACGGTATATTATGAACCGTTAGACGTTGGTTACAATCTGGTGATACAGTGTCATGACGGTGCACGGTTCGTGATGGCCAAAGATGGCTTGCCGTTGGGCACTATCAACTATTGGTTGTCAAGTACTAGTGATCCGCTGTTGTTATCAAGTCCGGTGGCAGCTGCATGGTTGCAATGGGAACTTGATCTATTCAACAACATGCCAGATGCGTATAGTAATCCACAGGCAATACTGGCATTTGACATCACTGCATATCTTCCAGGAAAGTGGAGATCAAGCGATTATACCCGCGATGAATATCTACAGGTCACGTACCCGCTGTTTGATCGTTGGGTAATCAACAATCAAGTGGATTATAAAGCCAACGCCACTTATAATCAGAATGATCCATTTACTTGGAATTACAGTAACCTCCGCGATAAGGACGGACAGCCGGTACCAGGATATTGGCAAGGCATATATCGTTGGTTCTATGATACAGATCGTCCTCATTTAGCTCCCTGGGAGATGTTGGGATTCAGTCAACAGCCGCCTTGGTGGACACAAGAATATGGTCCTGCGCCCTATACTAGGGGCAACACCTATATGTGGAGTGATTTGGCTGCTGGTATAATCAGGCAAGGTCCCAGAGCTGGTATCTATCTGCCAGGCGTTCGTCCTGGTTTGTTGAACTGCATACCAGTGGATAATCAAGGTAACCTGTTGCCTCCGTTGCTATCCGGTACTGTGGTAGGTCAACCAGGACAGCAAGATGCTAGTTCATCGTGGGTATACGGCGACGGTAGCCCAGTAGAATCAGTCTGGATTTACAGCAACGATTATAGCTTTGTGACAGCGCAGTACAGTTATCTCATGAAACCAGCACAGTTCATCGAGTACAACTGGGATACGCTGCGACAGATGACGGTGTTTCCTGATCAACCTACGGCACAAAGCATATACATTGACACCTATAACAGGCGACCAAATAGCGAACTCTATATGCATAGAGAGAACCCAACTGCTATAGGTGGAAATCTCAACATTCCAAACGAAAGCACGCTTACCTATTATGGCAGCGGCGGCATCCAACATTGGATCACAGAATATGTGGTTAGCCAAAATCTAAATGTTACGCAGTATTTTGGTGGAATCGTCAGAGGTACAGGCGCGCAGCTAGCGCATCAAGCTGGAGGTTTTATCACCAGCAATCTCTATCTAACTGCTGACAGCTTTGGACAGATCGGCTATACCAGCCAGATAATCCCAAGCGAGAATGTCAAGACTTACCTATACAAGAGCTCTAGCATCAGAGAGATGTTCTATAGCGGTGTCATCATCACGCAGGTATTCAATGGCTGGCGCGTGGTTGGATACAACGCCATAGATCAGTTCTTCCTCGTCATTCCAAGCAACAAAGCAGGGGCTAAGACAACTGTCGTAGTAGGTAATGACAGGGTTTACTGGTACAAGGTACCAGTTGATGCTGCACAGGAAGTGCCCTACGGCACGGTATATGCTACCAAACAAGAAGTCTTTGATTTTCTCATAGGTCTACAGCGTTACCAAGAATACCAAGGGTTCATGTTTGATCAGTACAGTAACGACAACAATAGTACCTTGGACTGGGTGCAGAGCGGTCGAGAATTCCTGTTTTGGAGCCAGGGCAATTGGGCCGACGGTAACTTCATAGCGCTGAGCCCGCTTGCTCTAACTGTGAAATTGCATCAGACTTTTGGCAGCGTGCAGTTTGTCAATGCTATAGTCGGTGGCACCTATCCAGTGATAGACAAGACAGGCAACAGGATAGATGGTCCTAATCTGTCAGTGCTGAGGTATGATGACGTCATAACCATCACGCCAACGGGTTCCCAGACTGTTTATGGTTTGAGGTTGTTTGCGAATACCATAGAAAGCGTGCTGATCATTGATAATCAGACTAGTTTCTACGACACTGTATATGATCCTCTTTACAATCTCTATCAACCTCGTTTGAAGCTTTTTGCTTATCGTACAAATGATTGGGATGGGCGAGTGGATGCACCTGGATATTTCCTATTCCAGAATGGCACTGATAATCAGTGGAACTTGGTAAGCAATTTTGAAAAGACTGCTAACGACTTTACCAAGTACTACAACATTGACCAACCAAAGAATTACACGACCATCGATCCTATCACTGGAAATCTCACGCTGCAAGAAACATCGTTGGCAGCAGTGGATGTGCAGGTCATCAGCGATTTAGCTAAGCATCAGATAGGTTATCAACATAGGCCTTACCTAGCTAATCTGTTGTTGGAAGAAAGCACCGAATTCCAATTCTATCAGGGTTTCATCAAACAGAAGGGTACGCTTAAGGCGTTTGACAGCATTCTTCGTAATGCCACCATCGCTCCGCCTCCTAGTAGCTACGAATACTATGAAGAATATGCACTAAGGACTTCGAGATTTGGTAGCACTGCTCTCAATACCAGCATTGATTTCATCATACCTCAGAACCAATACATCAACGATCCTCAGCAGATACAGGTCTTTGGCATACAGAGCAATGACAGAGAGTTAAACAGCGTAATCACGCTGATACCAAATGATCCGTTGATATTGGTACCGCCTATCAGCTATAGCAGCGAGAATGATCCGTTGTTCCCTCTGCGCGAAACACCATTACCTAATCTTGAAACAGATCTACCTACAGCTGGATATGTGTTGGTTGGCGAGACTACCTTTGCTATCACCAATGCTGCAGTGCTCAGCACCTTCTGGGAGAGCCAGAACACTGCAGGAACTCCAATAGTCAATGGTGACACTGTTTGGCAGTTTATAACTGAAAAACAAACCTGGGATGTTTGGAAGTTCAGCACTGCCAACGTCTTCGTGGTCAATACCACTCCTAGCATCACCACAGGTGCTCCCACTGTCATCAACTGCAGCGGAAATGTTGGTCTTTCTTCTGGTGACGTTGTTGTGTTGGATGGTATCAGCAATGTCAGCGCTCTACAAGGAACCTTTACCGTTGGCAACATCGTTGGCGACGGCAACAGCTTTACAGTTGGAGTCAATACTTTTACCATTGGTGCTGGTGGTAATGTCACAGCCTACAAGTCAACTCGTTTTGCAAATAATATAGAGCGCGATCGTTATCCGCCGTTAAATGGTTGGCAGGAAGGTGACATAGCATATGTTGATCAGACCAATTATGGTATCAATGGTTGGACGGTTTATGTTCGCCTGAACGATCAATGGATGCCTCAGCGTACGCAAACATATGATGTTAATTCAAGCTTGATGTTGCAAGGCAAGCTTTACAGCGAAAGCCAGGGTACCGTTTATGCATATCTCGAATACTATGATCCAGCCAAGGGTTTTATACCAAGCCAAGCACGCAAGAATCTAGACCGCATAAGCATATATGATCCAGCTAGCTATAACACAGGTAACGTCGAGATATATCCTCTCAATGCTACACGCGCATGGGGTCCTGAACACATAGGCGAGACTTGGTGGAATCTAGCCAGCGTACGGTATTATGATTATGAGATCAGTGACAACAGCTATCGCTGGCAGCATTGGGGACAGATTGCTCCTGGTACTACAGTAGATGTTTACGAATGGGTTGAAAGCCCAGTAAGTCCTGACATGTGGGCCACATATGTGGCTAATGGTACCAGCTTTGCACAATATGGTTATAATTACACACCAACGGGATATGTTCTCAACGGTAGCGATCCGGCCTACACTACTCTAACGCAATACAACGCTGCTAACATAGCTACGACACGATACTATTTTTGGGTAGCAAATGCCACTACCCTGCCTCTGCCTCCAGGTCGTGCGCTCACGACCTTGCAGATCAGCAATATCATACGATATCCAACCTCATATGGGGTCCGTTGGTATGCAGCTATAGATGATCGCACGATCCTAGTGAGCGGCATTGGAGAATACCTCAGTGGTAAGGACACTGTCCTCAGCCTGCTGTATACACATGAAGAAAATAATCAGGTTGATTACAAGCAATTTGATCTGCTGAGACCAAAGGATCCTGGCAGCCTACCTAGCGATTTCTTCTGGACAAAGTTGCAGAACAGCCTAACAGGCAAGGATGGTCAGGATGAAAACGTACCAGATCCATATCTCAGTGAAGTCATGCGCTATGGTACGCTCATACGTCCTCGCCAGAGTTGGTTCAAGTATCGCACCATAGCAGCGGAAACATACGTGGCAGAAGCCAACAAGCTTCTTGGTACGATATTGCTGGTCCCAGATATCAACCGCAGCACCTGGGTCAAGTATTTTGATACTGCGGAACCGGCACCGGCTGCTGATTACACGGTTGGCACAATCAGCAGCAGAAATGCGTTGGGTGGCAACATACCAAACGACAGCACCGTCTTGGTTCTAGGTGGTCCAGACACTGCCAATCTGTGGAAGCTGTTCCAATATCAATTCAATGGTGGAAATTACATCTGGACAGAGCTGTCTGTACAGGCTTATAACACGCCTAATTATTGGTACTATGTGGATTGGTATCTGATAGATAGCGGTGTTACCAGCCTTACTATACCAACTTACATAGTGCAAACGGAGAATGATCGCGATCAGTACGCAGGCGTAGATGGTACCATAGTCAAGGTATTGAACCGAGGCGACGGATATTGGGCTCTCTAC